AAAAGGTTGGAAAGTTACTTCAATAGATGATGATAATATAGATAGTAAGGTATTTGATGAGTTAAAAAGGTTAGATACACATAAATACAAAATAAAAGATAAATTAAAAAACCAATCTCAATTTACTAAGATTTTTGGCATTAGAGTTGCCTTATTTGTTATTAAAAGTACTGACCCTAAATACTACGAGAAACCTTTTAATATTGATGGAATTACCGCAGGCAGTTACGAGGGAATAAAACAAATAGACCCATATTCGTGTACTCCTCTGATGACTTCAAGCAATGTTACAGACCCTGCAAGCATGGAATACTACGATCCAACTTATTGGCTAATTGGCGGGAAAAAATATCACAAAAGCCACCTTGTAATAACAAGAGGCGAGGAAGTAGCTGACAATTTAAAACCTACATATCAATATGCTGGTAAGTCTTTGGTACAGAAAATATATAACCGCATATATAGTGCAGAGAGTACAGCCAATGAAGTCCCTTTGTTGGTTAAGTCTAAAAGATTAAATGTTTTCAAAATGGAGAGCATGGAAGATCTTATGTTAGACTATGCTGAATTTGAGTCAAAAATTCATAAATGGGCTGATATGAGAGACAACTTTGGCATTAAGTTCGCAGGTGCTAAAGATAGTATTGAGCAGTTAGAAACTAACATAAGCGACTTAGATAACAATATAATGACACAATATCAATTAGTATGTAGTATCGCTAATATACCATCTTATAAGCTATTAAACTCACCAATGAAAGGTTTTTCAAGTGGAGATACAGAGCAATCAAGTTACCACGAAGAGCTAGAGAATATACAAGATGATATTATGACCCCGTTGTTAGATAGACATTATCAAATACTAATAAGATCAGATATAAAGCCTTTGTTTGGTATAGAATTTAATACCCGCATAATTTGGAATGAGCTAGATGCTATCACAGAAAAAGAAAGGGCTGAAATTGATGAGATTAAGTCAAGGACTGACATAAATTATACTAATAGTGGTGTAATTTCACAAAGTAGCATTAATAAGAAATTAACAGATGATGAAAACTCGCCTTACTTTGGTATGGTTGTTGATGATGATTATGAAGATGATATCGTAAACTATCTTGATGATGATATTAATAGTAAAGAAATTAACAAAGAAGTAGACCCTAATTCTTCATTAAATGGTGCACAAGTTACAGCAATACTTGAGATAGTAAAGAAAATTGCTACTGGCGAAATAACAAAAAATACAGCTATTGAAGTAATACAGACTTCATTTCCAGTTGGTTTGGAAAGAGCCAAAAAAATTATACAAGATGTTGAATACGCTAGTGTAGACATTACCGAAGCGGCAGACGGTGATTATGTATTAGATAAGTGCATTGAAGATATAACGGAAAATGCAGAAGATGCGGAATATCAAGGAAAAGAAGTTACACTTAACAAGCCTTTTAGGACTCCACGCGAGTCTAAGAAGTTTGCCGTATATGTCAAGAACAAGGCTGGCAATGTTGTTGTAGTTCGCTTTGGTGATAGCGACATGGAAATTAAAAGGGATAATGAAAAGGCTAGGGCTTCATTTAGGGCTAGACACGACTGCAAAAACAAAACAGATAAAACCAAAGCTGGATATTGGAGTTGTAAGCTATGGAGTTCGAAGACTGTTAGCGGGATATTAAGCTGATGGCTAAGCAATTAAAGCTTTCTAAAGACAAAGAAAAATGGGCTAAACAGTTTAAGCCTCAATATCTTGTTGGAGAGCCTTTGCGTCCTAATTATGAAATAGAAAAAAATACTGTTAAAAAAGTTGAAAGACTAACTAATAAAATGATAAAAGAGTTTGAAAGGGAGATTATCAAACTTTTCAAAAAAGAAAGTCCTGCGTACTTTGCTCAAGATGCGAGTATATCTAGTCAAGTTAGAATACTATTTAATAAGCTAGAAGATAAGTTTTATAGTATGTTCAAACTAGAGGGCAATAATATAGCGAATTACATGACAAACGCAGTTAATAGGCACTCAAAATCACAACTTCAAAATAGCCTTAAAAAATTGAGTGGTGGAATATCAATTAATGTAAAGGATTTAAGCCAAGAGACAAAAGAGTCGCTAAAGGCAGGTGCAAGCCAAGCAGCAAGCTATATAAGAAGTATACAATCAGAATATCTTGATGCGGCAGCAGGGTTTACCTATCGGAGCATTACACAGGGTGAGGGCCTCAAAGACTTAGTCCCGCAATTACAAATACTTAGTGGTAAAACAAAAAGAAACGCTAGACTTTTAGCATTAGACCAAACTAGAAAAACAAACGCTTCACTAGATGATGCAAGAATGAAACAAAATGGAATAACTAAATTTAAGTGGAATCACTCGGGAGCAGGTAAGACACAAAGAAAGACTCATGTAGAGTTTGATGGAAAAATATACGACCTAAACGACCCTCCTTACGATAGAACGGTTGGCAAGAAAGTGATGCCTGCCGAGTTGCCGTATTGCAGATGCTTTAAAACTCCTGTTATTGAATTTATTTAATTATATTAAATTATTAAGGTTAATTGTTGACAATATTAAAACATTTATGTATCTTAAAATTAAATAAGGTTTATAATATTAATTATGAATAAATTAGAAGAAGATGAGAACGGGTTTGTTTTAGTGGAAAATAGACCTATATCAAAAGTTGGTGTCTTTGACTATCTAGGAAGTTCAATAGGTGATACAGATAATCCAGATAAGATATACAGAGTTTATAGACCCGCGGAGGAGCTATCAAGCCAAGACACAATCGAGTCTTTTAAATTAGTACCATGGATAGACGAGCATGAGATGCTAGGTAACGATGGAACTCCAGCAGAAGACAAAGGCATTCAAGGAACAACTGGCGAAGATATCTATTTCGAGGATGATACACTTTACGGAAATTTAAAGGTATATAGTGATAGTTTAAAAAATAGAATAGAGAACGGAAAGAAAGAATTAAGCCTTGGTTATAAATGCAAATACAAGTTTGAAAGCGGTGTTTTTAACGGAGAAAAATACGATGCGATACAAACAGAGTTAAGGGGAAACCATATCGCTACAGTAGAAAATGGGCGAATGGGTAAAGAAGTTGCTGTGTGCGATTCTGCAATTGTAACATTTGATTATAACGATTTAACAACAAAAGGGGATAAACCTGTGATGGATGAAGAAGTAAAAAAAATGCTAATCGAACTAACAAAGAAAGTCGACGCTTTATCGGAAAAGATAAAAGCCGATGAAGTTGTCGAGGACTCAGAAGAAGAAAAAGTGGAAGATACAGAAATGGAAGAGACAAAAGACTCTGATATGGAAGAAGAAAAAGCCGCGTCTGATATGGAAGAAGAGAAAAAGAAAGTTGCTCAAGATGCAATCGACTACAAAATAGCTTTAAAAAATGAGTACAAAAAGAAAGAAAAACTAGCTAATAGTATTTCTAAGAAGTTTGGTACTTTTGATCATTTTGATATGGAATATAAAGATGTTATTGCTTACGGCATGGATAAAGCAGGAATTACAGCAGATAAGGGCGAAGAGTATGCTACACTTAACGGTTTTTTAGCTGCTTCTGCTAATGGAGCTGATTCGGTGGTAAGTATGGATAATAAAGAAAGCACGACTTTTGTGCCTAGCTACAATGTTTTTAAATAAAAAAAGGAAAATAATATGCAAACACAAGTAAATAATACATTCGCTAACGGTGTTGTTGGTGAATTTTGTGACGATTCATTCAAAAAAGTTGATACTTATGTATTACAAAGTGGAGTTCAAGCTAACATCGTAGGATATGCTTATACTATATCTTCTACAGGTATTGCACAAGTTGGCGGTACTGGTGTTTTCGCTGGTATACTTGTTAATCCTAAGCAATACGCTAATTTCAATATCGGTCTTGATGCTACTAATGAAGTTGCTAACGGCGTACAAGCTTCTTTATCTAAGACTGGTAGAGTTTGGGCGAATGTTGGCGGAGTGGCAAACATAGGCGACCTAGTCTACTATGATGATGTTACTGGTGCTTTAGGTGTTGGTACTGCTGGAGCTGGACAAACACAAGTTCCTAACTGTGCTGTATTCTATGAAGAAGCAGAAGCTAATGGTCTATGTAGAATAGAACTACTTAACTAATTAAATAAGGATATATAAGATGAGCGTAATTAAAGCTAGATTTTTACCGAGCGAAATAAAACAAGTTAATTCTTTTGATTTTAACGACATTAACCACATGCAAATGCTAAGTGCTATGGGTGTGCATGAGAATGTGTATACTGGTGACTCACAGCTTCCTATTGGAGGCGGTGTTACTGCGAACATTTCAAATCTAAGAACTTTCTTACCGGGAATAGTTAAAAATTTAACAACGGTAAGAAAAATTGATGTGTTGGCTGGACAAACTATCATCGGCGATTATAAGACTGATGATGAGATAGTACAGATGACACAAGAAAGTGTTGCTACAGTTGTTGGCTATAGCGATGATGTTAATATCCCTTTTTCATCTTTCAACATGGGATACGAGAAAAGAGATATAGTAAGATTTGTTGCAGGAACTAAATCGCAACTTATTGCAGATGCAAAAATACAAAAAAGCGGTGGCGACCCTGTAGCTTCTAGGCTTTCTGCTGCGGTTGAAGGCTTAGAAATCATGAGAAATAAGGTTGGTTTCTACGGTGTTGATGGTCAAAAAACATACGGTATACTTAACGAGCCTAATTTGCCTGCATACGAAAGTCTACCAAATGGTGCAAACGCTACTCCGCAATGGTCAACTAAGACATTCTTAGAAAAGCAGCTTGATGTAGTTAATGCTATAACATCACTGCAATTATCTACCGGTGGAAACTTTGATCCAACAATGAGCAACTTTACATTTGCGGTATCTTTAGCTGCTGCTGGTACTCTTACAAATGTTAATGAGTTCGGAATTTCAATACAAAAATGGATTAATGATACATATCCAAGATGTAGAATTGAGTTCGTTCCACAATTCGACAATGCTAATAATAGTCTCAATGTATTCTATATGTATGTTGATTCTATGCAAGGCGACTCTACTGATAATGGGAATACTATCGAAAACTTACTATCACAAAAAATAGTTTCTATCGGTCAATCTCAAGAGATTGGCGGTGTGAAAGAAGGCTTTATGAGTGCCATGTATGGTGTTATTGTTAAAAGACCTTATGCTATATACAGAGCTAGAGGTATTTAGTATAATTATTATGAGAGCATTAATTTGCTTTCATTTTAAACATAAAAATAAACCAAAAAGGACTTTTTAAAAATGAATAAAGTATACATATATTCAACATCATCATGCGACAATAATTTCACTATCAGAGATCAAAATGGTAATGTTACTGGTAGAGTTACTATAGCTGGCAAAGCTAATATCACTGACAAATTTACGCTTATAACTAGAGAGGGTGCTTTAACTGTATTAGATCAAGATAAGTACGACTTAATCAAGGATGATTACTTTTTCAAAAGTGATATTGAAAATGGTTTCACTACAGTAGAACAAAAAAAAGTTGATGTGGAAAAAGTTATCAAAAATATGACTAAAAAAGACAAATCAGCACAAAGTAAAAAGAGCGAACTGAAAAATGATAATGCTCAAATTATAGAAGAATAATGTCTAGCATAACTTTTGATATAAACGAGTTTAGGATTAAATATCCTATATTTGACACGGTGCAAGACTCTGTTGTATTAAGTGCTTTTGATGATGCAGAGATTTTTATTTCTAATAATACTAATTGTATCCTAGATGAAAGTAAACTTAAGTATGTTTTATATCTTATGACTGCACATATGCTACAAATAGGAATAGATACATCAAGTAACGGCGGAGTTAATTCGGGCATCGTATCTAGCACCAGTATAGATAAAATATCTGTTTCATTTGAGTCTAAAATAAGTAAAACATCATTTCAATATTTTCTTAATAAAACGTTATACGGCGAGAAGATTTTAGCAGCTTTTTCTTTGTGGGCTGCTGGTGGTTTTTATGTTGGCGGCTCTTACGCAACTAAAGGTTTCAAAAAGTAATGAAAACTGTTAAGAAAACAAGCATTGATATTAAGAAGATGACACATAAGTTATCTAAAATGAAAGTCGAGGCTGGTTTTTTTTCTAGTGCAAAATACGAGGATGGCACAAGCGTTGCA